GACCACGCCATGGATATGATAAGGTATTTTGCTAATACGGTTATGTGGAGAGAGATCGCATGAGCATTTTCACTGGCCTGTGGGGCCGTTTGAAAAACTTCATATTTCCCCAGGTGGTGACACAGAGAGAGTTTGGCGTCCGGCCTGCAACAGGGCAGACCATGGAGCGGAATATCAATCTGTGGTATGCCATGTACATCAATCAGCCGCCGTGGGCCGTTCCGCCTGTGGTGCCGATGGGGCTGCCGGCGGCGATCTGCCGGGAGTTGGTGAGGCCAACGTTGTCTGAACTTACGGTGAGTATTGCCGGGAGCACAAGGGCAGAATATTGCAACGAGCAGTTCAAGGCGGCGCAGGAAAACCTGCTTCGCCAACTTGAATTAGGGCTTGCCGTTGGAGGAATCGCCTTCAAGCCGTATATCTACGGAAATCGTGTCCTGGTAGATGCTACCAGCGCAGCAGCGTTTCAACCGACAAAGTTTGATGCGGCGGGCGTTTGTGTCGGTGGGGTGTTCCGAGAGAAAGCGCAGGTCAACGATAAATACTATGTCCGTCTGGAGTATCACAATCTGGAGGGCACTACATACACCATCCAGAACAAGGCGTATCACAGTGACAGTAGCGGTTCTGTTGGAGCGGCAGTAGCTCTGAGCGAAGTGTCGGACTGGGTGGATATTCAGCCGGAAGTCAAGATAGAGAACCTGGAAGGGCCTCTGTTCGCTTACTTTAAGCCGCCGCAGTCCAACAATGTGGACACGGATGACCAGACGGGAATGTCTATCTATGGCGGCTCTGTGGTTGATCTCATCCGGAGAGCGGACGAGCAGTGGGACTTGATCCGCTGGGAGTTCCAGAGCGGACAGAGAAAGATATTCATGGACGCAACCGAAACGGTGGCTAGGGACTTTGACAAGCGCTTGTTTGAAATCGCGCCGTTCTCTCGGGATGGGAAATTCTTTGAACAGTTTGAGCCAGAGTTTCGGGACGAGCCGCTTTATCGTGGGCTTCAAAATATCCTGAAACAGATCGAGTTCCAGGTTGGCCTGTCCTATGGCACGCTGTCCGACCCGCAGAGCGTGGAAAAGACGGCCACGGAGGTGCGTAACAGCAAACAGCGGATGTTTGTCACTATAGACAGCATCCAGAAAGCGTTGCAGCACACCTTTGACAGCCTGATCTACGCCATGGACGTGTATGCCACGCTTTATAATCTGGCCCCTGCTGGTGATTATGAGGTTACTTATTCTTGGGGAGACAGTGTCCTTGATGATGCTGATGCAAAAGAAAAGGAGCGGGCCAACGACCGGCAGGATGTCTCCATGGGCGTTATGAACGATTGGGAGTACCGAGCTAAATGGTACGGCGAGGATGAGGCCACGGCCAAAAAGATGCTGCCGAAAATGGAGGACATGAATACGGAGGGGGAGAACGAGATTGAATGATTGGAAATACATAGTTCTGATAATCTCTGTCGCTTTCATTCTTTCCGTTATCGGCTATATCCTGAAATACTCGTTTTGGGTGAATGTGCTTGAGGGGGTGGTCAGGTGAAATACCCTTTTTAGCCCCGAGGTATTGGACACCCTCCCAGAAGAACTTGCCGAGCTGTACCGCAGTCTGGAGGCAACCCTCCTTGACGAGATATGTTCCCGGCTGAAATTGGCCGGAGAACTGAACGAAGTCACGGTGCAGGATATCCGGGCCCTTCGCTCCCACGGGATCAGCCTGGAGGAGATCGAAAGGGCCATCCAGCGCACGGCCAGCATCAGTCAGCGGGACCTTCAAAAGCTCTTGGACGATGTGGTAGAGCGCAACCAGCGGTACTACCGAGAGGTCATAGACCTTGCGGGGGTGACTGCACCTGAAATGCTTGTGAGTGTCACCGAGATTGCCGCCATCATGGCACAGGCACAGCGGGAGGTTGGAAACCTGACCCGATCTATGGGATTCCTGGTGGACAATGGTCGGACAATGCTGACCCCGGCCAGAGCCTATCAATGGGCGTTGGACAACGCTGAGATGCAGGTCATGAGCGGGGCCGTCTCTTACAATCAGGCTATCAAAAGCGCCGTGAAGCAGCTGGCGGACAGCGGTATCAAGATCGTGAACTACGAGAGCGGCCACAAAGACCAGATTGATGTGGCCGTGCGGCGGGCGGTTATGACGGGGGTAAATCAAATCTGTCAAAAATATTCGGAGCAGTCTATGGATTATCTGGAGACTGATTTGGTGGAAGTCTCTGCCCATATCGGAGCCAGAAATATAGATGGACCGAATGGGTGGGAAAATCACGAGCGCTGGCAAGGCCTTGTGTATCGGTGGAATAAAAAGTAGTTTGAACACAAGCGGCTATCCCGACGGGGAGAAAAGTGGAAGCCTTACCGCCTGCCGCTTGTTTCAAAATAAGGCGATTACGAAAGGCGGTAATCATGGGACGGTTTATTGATTTGACGGGACAGCGGTTTGGGAAACTGTATGTCGTTGAACAGGCAGAAACAAGAATACACGGGAAAGGCCGGAGACAAGTCTATTGGAAGTGCCGGTGTGATTGTGGAAATGAGATCGAGGTGCAAGCAAACAATTTGAGAAGCGGGCACGCGATTAGTTGTGGATGTGCAAAAACAGATGCAGGAACGAAAAAGCGCTCTGATTTGGCAGGCAAGTGTTTCAACTGGCTTACCGTGATAAAGGAAGTCACACCACACGGCAGAGAGCGTTGTTGGCTTTGCAAATGTGATTGTGGGAAAGAAACTGTCGTACAGCAAAATAATCTCCTAAGCGGAGAGGTAAAAAGCTGTGGATGCTTGCGCCACGAAATTCTTGTAAAAGAGCACACTACGCATGGAGGAAGATATACCAGGCTATATAACATATGGCGGAGGATGAGAAGCCGTTGCTCCAAAGAAAGCGATATTAGTTATCCGAATTACGGAGGACGGGGGATAAGAGTATGTCAAGAATGGGAGACCAGTTTTGAAAATTTTAGAGACTGGGCGCTATCTGCTGGGTACTCTGATGATTTGAGTATAGACCGCATAAATAATGACGGAAACTATTGCCCGCAAAATTGCCATTGAGCAACAGAAAAAGAGCAGGCCAACAATAGACGGCCAAGAAGAAGGTGATGCTATGAAATCCGCCAAAACCAAATATCCCGACTTTGAGGAAACATGCGGATACGGGAGTGTAACTGGTATTGGCGGCGCATAGCTAACTGTCGCCACCACTACTACCCCTTCGTGGAGGGCGTTATGGAGCCTGCCTATTCAAAGGCTGATTTGGAAGCCATGAAAGGGGAAAACCGCAAATTTACATTTGAGGGTAAAGAGTACGACGGATACACGAGTACCCAGGTACAACGACGCATAGAAAGAACCATCCGCAAGTTGAAACGGGAGCAGACCGCATACAAGGCCGCAGGGCTGACAGAGGATGCCCATGCGGTGACAGCCCGCATCAGGCGTCTAAACAAGGAGTACAAGGCGTTCAGCGAGGCGGCGGGACTGCCGTTGCAACGGGAAAGGATGAAGGTATATGAAGAAGTAAAAACTGTTGAAAAACCTGCTGCTCGTGATACAATGGAGAAAATGAGCGGTGGGGGTTCTCCTGTGCATACTGTTGGAAGAATTGATGTTGAGAAATACAAGGTAGTTACAGATAAAATCCAGACAGATGAAGTCATTATTACTGATGAGCGGATCGAACACATCAGAGAACGTCACCCAAATGACTTTGAACTGTATTCACAATACCTAAAACAGATTGTAGAAGAACCTGATTATATTCTGGAGGCCAATAAGCCCAACACAGCATTTCTTTTGAAAGAGTTTCTAGAGGATGATGAAAGATTCCAGCTTATTTTGAGGCTCGCCATTGAAGGGGATATTCCGGGATATAAGAATTCCATCATTACGTTCCTCAAAGTGGAAGAAAAACGCTATCGAAGATACTTGCGCACAAAGAAAATCCTTTACAAGTCCGAATAAAGCGGCTATAATCTAAGTAGAATAGAATGGTTCTTTGAGGTGGACAATTTCGTGGCAT